GGAATAGAGCACAGAGCTTATAAGAACAATTGCTAGGTCATTAGAAAAAATGGCAGAAGCACAAGCAGAGGCAAATAGAATTGCAGAGAAGAGAGCAGAGGGATTTGAAAAATGGGTAGAACTCCAAAAGAGCCAATGCCAACAACAATTCGTGTCAAGAAACCAAAAATAGATTATCCAAAATATTTACTCGACCAAATACTAGAATCTGATTTACCAGTCCCAGTTCGTGAACATAGATTTCATGAAACAAGAAAATGGAGATTCGATTTAGCTTTTATAGAACACAAACTTGCAGTAGAAATTGAAGGTGGCATTTGGAATTATGGAAGACATAATCGTGCAGCAACTTTTATAAAGGACATGGAGAAGTATAATAATGCTTGTCTTTTAGGATGGAATTTGTTAAGGTTTACAACAGATGATGTCAAGAAAGGAGATGCATTAAAAGTCATCAAAATTTATTTTAAAGGAGAAAGTAGTGGATGATTTAACACTAGAAAAATCCTTCTACTCACTTTATGACAATTTTCTCAAGCTCAACTTACATATACAAACCAACTACTCGAATGACCCTCATATGAAAGCAATAATAGCAAAAATGTTTTATACACTTGAAGATATAAACGAGCATTATTACAATTTTCAATTGTCATTAATGAAGGATGTCAACAATGAGGAAGAAAACTCTCACTAAGACAATATTTATATCGGATATTCATATCCCTTATGAAGACAAAAAAGCTTTAGGGATGGCTATGGATATTATCAAAGACCTTAATCTAAGGGATTCTGACAATATTATTATAGGTGGTGACCTATTAGACTATTATCCGTTGTCTACTTTTTCACCAGACCTGACAGCTTCTAACATAGAAATAGAATTGTTTGAAGGTGTATCTTGGTTAAACAAACTTAGAAAGATTGCACCTAGACCATCAATTTATTTTTTTGAAGGTAATCATGAACAAAGGATGCAAAAAAAGATTTTGTCTTGTTGTGCAGCACTAGCTCCATTCTTAGCCAACAGATTGCACTTACATGAAATCTTAGAATTTAAAAAGTTTAAGATTAGAAATGTAAGCTCACCTTTTACACTTAATAAAAAACTTTATTATATGCATGGACATGAAAAGCGAGGCTTTGCTACACCTCAACACATAGCCAAAGTTAACTTAAATTTTTATAACAGAAATGTAATCTTTGGACATCATCATAGATTTGACATGACTATAGCAACACAACTTGATGGTTCGCTTTTAGGTGGTTGGGCAAATGGTTGTCTTGCAGACTTGTCTCGTATGCCTGGTGGTTTGTATTCACCATTCGACAATACACAAAGAGGTCTGACAATAGTATATGAGAAATCTAATGGGTTCTTTAGTGTAGAACAATACATGTTTATACCAAACAAAAAGAAAGGTTATGAGTGTTTGATAAATGGTAAAGATTATACTTCTAGTTTGTAATTTTACTTAAGCGCAAAACATAAAATATATGTGTTTTGTATTTTTTACTTAGTTTAAGTCTGCCACTTTCTATGGCAGCAATAGTGCTTTTTGAAATACCTAACTCACCCCAAGTAGCATTTATTTTATCAGTAAGCTTTTGTTGTGACCAACCAAAGATTTTTCTTTTAATTTTTATTTTTTCAGCATCACCATAAGAACTGCAATTAGCGTCAAACAAATCATGTAAATGATTGTAAATTTCTTTTTGTACGATAGGTGATAATTTGTCTATGCGAAATGCCAATAGTTGTTTGCTGATGCCTAATCTATCTGCTGATTCTTTGAGTGAAACATTGTGAAATACATAATTTTGAAGTGCATTTATAATCTCTTGTTTTTGTTGTAACGTTCCAGACATGATGTAAATATATACTAAAAATATCCAAAGTCAACTTGACTCTGAGTATAGATAGGCTATTATTATAAATGGAAGGTCTACAACCTTAAAAAAAAACAAAGGAGCAATTTATGGCTAAAGTAAACAAAGAGTCTAAGACTGGTGTTTTAACTTGGGTGAGTGAAGATAAAAAATCATTCAAGGTCAATGATGGTGATGTTTATTACAACTACAATAAACAGTCTAGCGATTCAATGACATTTCCAAAAGGTTCAGAAATAGTTGTTGAATATACACCTTGGTCTTCACCAGATGGTAAAGTGCAGAGAAACTATGTCAATGCAGTTACTTCATCAAATGACCAAATGGATGCAGACATTGATAAAGCAGTTGGTGATTACAATGTAGCACATGAAAAAGAAAGAGCGTTACAAAGTAAATATCCAATGACTGATACCCAAACAAGCATAGTTAGACAAAGTTGTTTAAAAGCTAGTGTTGAGTTTAACAAAGCACATATTGATAATGGTAAAAAAATATCACGAAATGATGTCTTAGTTGATGCAGCACTATTTGAAGATTGGGTAAACAGATAGTATAATTTAGGTGGACAGGTAGCCCACACGTTAGACCTTCCCTCTAAGTGTTGCCTGTCCCCCAAACGGGAGACAAAATGAACAAGCCAAATTATTATGCTGTAATAACAGCAGAAGTAAGATACGATACAAGACTTACATCTTTTGCAAAATTAATGTATGCAGAAATAACAGCTCTGGCAAATAAGGAAGGTTATTGCTGGGCTAACAATACTTTCTTTGCTAAGAACTATGAGACCACAGAACGAACAGTTCAAAGAGCATTATCTCAGTTAGAACAGTTTGGTTACATAAGAAAAGAACTTACTAACAATAATACAGAAAGAAAGTTGTATATTGCTATGACAAAAGAGTCAGAGGGGGTAGACAAAGTTGTCAGCACTACCAATGACAAAAAGGTCGTACATAATACTATAAAGGATAATAATAAAAAAGAATATATATATAAGAGAGATTTAGAAGACTTTAATAAATTTTGGAAAAAGTTACAAGGAAGAAAAGTACAAAAACCAGCTGCACTCAAAGCTTATGTGGCAATAGACACCGAGTTGTCGGCAGATGAATTAGCTGAAAAATTTAATTCTTTGTTACATTCCAGAGAAGAAAAGTTTGTGCCTTATCCACAAAAGTGGTTGAAGAACGAAGGTTGGAATGACGAGGTCAAGAACACAGTAGGCGGTCATGTTTATATGTCAGATGATGAAGTTTACAGAGATGCTGATGGCTACATTATTTCAAAACAAGAATATGAACAGTTGCAAAAGTAAAATATAAAATATATAATAAAGGTAAATTATGACAACGAATGAAGTACAAGATACTCTACTTTCAGATAAAGAGCTAGAGGTAAAGATAATTAGAGATGCATTACATATGCATAAACTTTGGTTTAAAGATGGCAAAATTATGCCTAGATATCAAAGAAAACTAGAGGTCTTACTCAACAAATATGAAAATAAAGAGACTGTAATTTTAGCAAAACATAATTTATCTGGGAGTATTTATGACACAAGCACAGATTAACACAGAACTACAAGAATCAAATTTCAACAAAATTACACCTTACATTGATAGACTAGCAAATATAAATTTAGCAATATTAAAAGGCAGACTTGAAAGAGGTATGTATTTAGCTAAAATAAAAGCTGACAAAATCTATCAAGGTTATGATGGATGGGTTCATACTTGGGCAGAGTTTTTAGACAATATTGGTATAGCAAGAGAAACAGCAAGGCAAGACATGGAGATTTATGCTGAGTTTGCAAGTTATGTTCAAGCTAATCCTAAACTAGCAGAAACTTTAACTTACGAAAGATTGGTAAGGTTATTGCCAGTTGTAAAATTAAATCCAGACATAAAACCAGCAGTTCTAGAAATGGCAAGTTCAGCTAGTAGGTCTGATTTCGATAACAATATAAAAGAACTAAAAGGACAAGTGCCAGATGACAAATGTGTAAATCCAAGTGAATGTTCAAGTGCAAAAATTATTTTAGAAAAATGCCAAATCTGTGGGGTGACTTATCGCAGGAAAGACCTGGAATAGGGGATTTGAAATGAACAATAAATTTATAGAGGAACATTCTTTGGACTATGTAGACTTTATTAGAAAAAAACAATGTTGTGTTTCTGGTAACCATGTAGCAGACCCACATCATCTTCATGCTATTGGCATGGGTGCAAACAGACAAAAGCCAAATGCTAGACACTTTACTTGTGTGCCTTTAAGTAGAGATATGCATACAGAGTTACATCAAATAGGTATGCAAAGATTCCAAGACAAATACAAAATAGATTTGTGGCAAGAGGCATATTATTTTTTTATAAACTTTTTAGTTTCAAAGGGGATTGTAGAATGAACAGAACAGAGCAAATGTTTTATGCTTTGTTAACATCTATTGAAGATAAATTAATTACTTTGATAGAAAGAGGCAATAGTGAAAAACGAAAAAAGACAATAGCAAAAAGGACAATAGTTAAAAAGAAAAAAGGACAATAGTAGTTTGACTAGACAAAAGACAATCAGCTCTTATAATAATTGTATGTCTATGATTAAGAAAAAAACTTCAAAGTATGAAGTGATTCAAGCTATCAGAAAACATAATGGTATGGTTGTTGACATATGTAAAGAACTTGGTGTGACCACACAAGCTTTTTATAAAAGACTAAGAAACAATGAAGACCTGAAATTAGAGTTTGACCAAGCAAGAGAAACAATGATAGATTTCTGTGAAAGCAAACTAAAAGAACTAATTAAAGATGGTCACTTTCCTAGCATACAATTTTATTTACAATGTATAGGTAAGCATAGAGGTTGGGTTGTCAAGTCAGAAAATGTTACAAAAGTTGAGCATACAAATTATGTTATCGAGATGCCAACAGAGCAAGAGGTAGCTGAAGACGACATTGAAGAAATCGCAATCAACTAATACCACAATATGGAAACCACACAAAAAACAATCTGAGTTTCTATCTACCAAAGTTGACGAATGTCTTTTTGGTGGAGCTAATGGTGGTGGTAAATCTGATGCCATCATGGTCTTACCTTTAAGATGGGTTTACCATCCAGAATTTAGAGCAGTTATATTTCGTAGAAACACAAAATCTCTTAGAAGAATTATCGACCGTACAATGCAATTGTATAAAAAAGTAATTCCAGAAGTGCATTGGTCTGAACAAAAATTAACTTATACATTTCCATCTGGAGCAAAAGTATATTTATTTCACATGGAACATGAAAGCAATAAATACGATTGGGAAGGAATACAATTAAATCTTGTTTGTTTTGATGAGATAACTTCTTTTACAGAAGAACAATATATGTATTTGTTTTCTAGAATCAGGTCTACTAATCCAGAGTTACCGAAATACATGAGAGCAACTGGAACACCATCAGGTGATAATGTTGCTTGGGTCAAAAAAAGATTTATAGATATTTGCAAACCAAATAAAATATATAAAGATAGTAATACTGAACTTACAAGACAATATATTCCAGCAACAATAGATGATAACCCAAGTCTAAAAGAAACAGACCCACAATATGAAAATAGATTAAAGGCAACAGGTGATGATAGAACTTACAGAAGATTAAGATTTGGTGATTGGTCAGTTGTTGAAGGTTCTGCATTTGAAGAGCTTGATGAAAGAAAACATAAAATAAAAGATTTTGAGTTACAAGCTGATGACATAATTATTAGGTCAATGGATTGGGGATATGCAAAACCATTTTGTGTTTTATGGTCAGTACAAAGAAACGACACAATAATAGTTTTCAAAGAATGGTATGGCACAACAGGAAAAAAAATGGATGAGGGTTTGAGGATGAGTGCTGAAGATGTAGCAAAACAAGTTGTTGATATTGAAAAAAGTTTTCCTTGTCAAGTTGCTTTAGGATATTGTGACCCAGCTTGTTGGTCAAAAATAAATCAGGTAGAAAGTATTGCAGATATATTTATTAACAATGGTGTTTTTTTTCTACCAGCAAAAAACGACCGCATCATGGGTAAGCAACAAATACATTTAAGATTAAAACAAAATGAGTATGGAGAATCAAAATTGTATTTTCACAAAGATTGTGAATACCTTTGGAAAGAAATATCAACAATACAACTAGACCCAAGAAGAAGTGGTGAAGATGTAAAAACACAAAAGTTTGACCATGCTTATGATGCACTAAGATATGGATTGATGTCCTCACCAGTTGGTTCAGAATCAGCAAGTGATGTTTTTTTAGGTGGCAAAAGAGAAACTGTAAAACAAGAGTTCTAATTTGACAATAGGTATTCTTGTGTTATTTTATTAGAATGGATAAGAAACAATTTATAGAAGAATACACAAACACTATTAAAGAAATAAAAGAACAAATAACATTTATGGAAGAAGCAGACCTGATGAGCGACAACAATATATTAGAATATATGGATGATTCATTAGACCTTTCAGAAGCAAATCCAGAAGAGATTATTTTTTCCATCCTTAAAACATCTTTATCCCTCAAGAAGGGACTTAAAAACTCAGATTTAAATTAGTTTCTCCAAACTAATTATGAGCTGTTAATTGATTGCGTGGTTTCAATTGGCAGCTCTATTGCATTTGACATTACATTTTACATTAGGTATTATTATCAATAACAAATTTTAGGGAGGTCTATAATAATGGACAAAGAAAAATACATACTAGATGTTTTCATTAGCGTCATTGAAGTTGACGAGCGTGGGACAAAAGTTAAGGAGCATTTCTTTAAGCACAAAGACCTTAATGACAAAGCTCTTAACGCAGTTAAAGAAGATGTAGATTATCTTCTTATTAAAAAAAATGAAAAGGGGGGTTGGTAATGGATATTCATACTGAAGCATGGTTAGAAGACCGAGCAGAACAATATCATGAAGAAGGTCTAGATTGGAAAGATGCTTGTATTCAAGCAAAAGAAGATTTAGAAAATGGCAATTATGAAATGCCAGATTATGAGCCAGAAGATATTGGTGAAGATTGGAGAGAGATATGATTAAAGAAACTATAGAAGAATATGTAAACAAAACTCAAGACCACACAACAACAAAAGGTAAATTCAAATATCTTTATGACACTCTAAAGACTTTGACAAAAGTATTAGAATCACATACAGATAATTTTGATGGCATACAAAAGTGTTTTGATGAAATTCATAAGGGAATGGGATTGATGCGAGAGATGAATGAATCATTGTCAAAAAGAATTGAGTTTCTGGAAAGGCAGGGGGAACAAGATGGCTACAGAAATTGATACAACAACTTTAGACAGATGGTTAAAGCTTAAATCACATTCAGAATATTCTCAGATAATGGTGTGGCAAGGTGTAATGACCAGAAGTCCAGAAGAGTTTGAAAGGTTTGCAAAAACAAAACTTAACATTCGAGTTAAATTTTTGACACAATATAAAACTCTTAAAACAAGTGGTCGCCAAGCAAGTGGCGGTCGCAACGATATTTTGTTTGCAATTCATGAAAAAGATATTTCTGAATTTGCAATCAAAAGATTGACACTAGAATTTCCACCGTCATGGTTCGAGGATTACTATGACCACAATAAAGAACTAATCCCAAATTTAATTAAAAGGAAGGTAAAAAAACAATGGTAAATAAAAATGAGGAAGTAAAACCATACAGAGTAAAAGGTAAATCTGCTGAAGAAGTTAGAGCATATTTTAGGGAAAGAGCAAAAGCTTATTATAACAAACACAGAGATAAAATTTTGCAATACACTAAAAAATATTATGAGGATAATAAGGAAGCAATATCTGATTATAAAAAAGACTGGTATCAAACAAATAAAGCATCAGTTAGAAAGCAACAAACAGATTATTTAAATTCAACTGATGAGGAACAAGGTCTTACAAAACGCCAGGTAAGACAAAAAAAATTAAGAGAGAAGTATCAGTCAGACCCAGAATATCGTGCCAAGGTCTTAG